GTTTCGCATAATATAAAACAACTAAAAATCGTATCGTATAATTATAAAAAAACAAAAACAATTTCGACAAAAATAAACCTTACCGATTCCTTTGCCTTGAGAAAAGGCCTTCCGCTTTTAAAAGCGGTTGTTAGCGGGCTCACGCTTCTTTTTATATCTCTCTTAGATTTTGAAGTTTCTAGCATGACTAGATATATATAGTGTTTTCTTTTCAACACTTAAAGTGAGAACCAGGATCATTCTTTATAGGATTCCTTTGTATGTTTGCATTATTAAATAGTCGTTAGTTGCAGAAGGCATAATGCACTGCCTCGTAACTTTCATGTTCCTAATGAGCAGCCACTTGCATGAAACGGTGTAACCACCTAAGTGTAATACTCGCCATGATTTAGCTGGAACTACTTCTATCCAAAATGGTCTCATCCTGCCTATACTAATGGAGCCAAGGCCCCCCGTTTGGGGGACCAATTCTTAGTAGTGGTAATCTACTATAAAAATCACCCGTCCTCACGATGAGCAAGACGTTAAAATGACCATACTACCTACGACATAGATACAACTGATAATATATAACGATTTGAGCCTACATTTAACAATGTCCAATCCTAATATATCATCCGTACCTAAAATGTCACAAAAAGATTTTAAAAAACAAAATCAACTCCTGTCTCAGACAATACGTGCTGAGGCTGCTACCGTTTCTCGAGTAAATAGAAACACGGCTAAAATGTTAGATACAATATCTAGCATTGTTCAAAAGACATCTCAAATGAATCGCCAGCAAACCCGCAATTACAAACGTTGCGAAAAACGGCTTAAACAACAAAGTTGCATAGCCGAGCCTCAAATAGGCATTCCCATCAATGTAACACATAGTGTTGATACTGATCTTAAACCTCATATCAAGGAACTTAAAGATTATGTTGATGGCCTTGGAGAAAAAATATCCAAAGAAGCTAAATCCAAGTTTTCTGATATTATGTCCCATTTTGACCAAATTAGTGCTCCTTTATCCAAATTGAAGGATGTTGCACTTATTTTAACTATCCTTGGTCTTGTGGTGTATTGTGTTGTCACGAAATCTACTAAAGTTAGGATGCTTATTGGAACTATTCTGGCTGGTGGCGCATTGCTGGGTGCTTTGAAATACAAAGACCAGTTCGTTGCTTTTATTCGCGAGACTCTTCGATTTGATCAAGATGAGATCCAAAAAATGGAAAACCTCGATCTATCTGATATTAGTGATGATGATGATCTCGATGAAGAAGTCCCTGCTGAAGCACAAATTAGTGCTGATGATGCATATTTCATTGGCGGAATAATCTTAAACCTGCTTGCTATTGATACCATGGGAAAGAAAATAAGTTGGAAAAATGTCCAACAGTTTTCCCAGAATATGGGCTCGTGGGTTTCTAAGAAGACCGATTTGATGAGTATTATGACCTGGGTTGGTGAAGTTGCAATCAATGCAATGAATTACATACGTGAACATTGCTTTGGGATGAAACCTTTGGATACTATGTTGACTACTGAGGCTGACGTTTTACGTTGGTCTGAGCGTGTCTCTAAGATTATTAAACTGGCTTTTGATAATGAGTTGAAGATTGATATTCCCAATGCTGATCAAGTATGGAATCTTTACATGACTGGACTTGACCATATCCGAACACAAGATAAAATTTGTCCCAAATTCTCCCCCGTTAAGACCACTATTCTCAAACAATTGGAAAATTTGAAACCTATTATGAGACAATTTGAATCTGCGAATGTCATAGGGGCCGGTCCCCGAATGGCTCCACTCACTCTTCTCTTCTCTGGTGCTGCTGGAGTTGGTAAATCTGAAATGTTGATACCATTTACTAACGCTTTGCTTGCCCGCATACTTCCCTTAAATGCCCTTGAAGACTTTAAGTCTTATTGGAAAGATTTTATTTATTGTCGTCAACCTGAACATGAATATTGGGATGGTTATCGAGGCCAATTTGCCTCGGTCATTGACGACTTTGGACAGGCCATTGATGTTATGGGGCAACCTGATAACGAGTATATGGATATTATCCGTTGCTCTAATATGTTCCCCAATACATTACATATGGCTGATCTTGGCCAAAAAGGCAATGTTGTCTTTCGATCTAAAGTTTTGATTGCAAACACCAATCTTAACCGCCTTCTTCCAAATTCTATACATGAGCCTGAAGCCTTGACTCGCCGATTCACAATCATAAAGGTCTTTCCTCGTACTGATTTCAGTATAGATCCCAATGTCCAACCTCATATGAGACGTTTAGATGTTGCTAAAATTCCCAATGGTGATGTTATGAATAAAAATATTTATGACTTTTTCATTTGTGATAAAGAGTTTAAGCCTGATACTTCTCAATGTTTCTCTTATGAGTCTCTTCTTGAATATACCGTAAAACAGTATAAGCGATTGGAGGGTAGAGCTGGTCTCTACATGGATTTTCTGAAACGTGACCTTGATACGGAAATTGATAAGAGACAGAAAACTGCCTCTACTTCTAAACCCCCCTCTGTGACTTCTAGTGCACCCCTTTTTGAAGCTCAGATGGATGGTCATCCTGTACCTCTTGGTATTGGAGTGTTACCTCATGGTTACGCCAATATTGGTACTAATGAGCTCCGTCATAATCTACAAGCGGCCATGCGCTCAACTGTTGTAAATACTCATCGTGGTAATGCCATCGATGAAGGTTTTGAGGATCGTGACCCTGTTCACAATCAGCCACAACTACGTGCTCCTAATGAATTCAACCCTGAAGTTACAGTGTATGAACATGGTGAGACAGAACTTATGAGAGTGCAATCTTTTTTAAATGTAATTCGTAAAACTGAGTTTGCTAAGGTTGATCCTGATGTTAGACTCTTTGCTAATATTACATCTAAGGTAATTATCCGACCTGATGATGTTGATCCTGATGCTGAACTTAAAGAAAGATTCTTACTTCGGTTCAATGAGCTGAATGATGATCTCCTTGTCAGGTATAATCGTAGACTTGCCATTCATTTTCCGCCAGATACTATGTTTCGCCCTCCACTTTGGCGACTCATGTTTATTTTGAGTAAATATAATCCTGATTTGTTTGAATTGTCGCGGCATATGAATACTGTTGATGCTTACTTTGACGCATTGGAAGAATTCGATATCTTTTCTGCCATGGTCAAGCAATACATGTACATTAATACTAGTGTCTTTGTTGCTCATTGTAAAAAAGATTTTGTCAATCAAAAGATATTGAATGCTTGCACTACTGCCCATGATGAGTTGGCACAATTGTACACCCATCTTCGCAGATTTGTTAAGCGTGGTTGGATGGTTCTTCCTGGAGATTTTAGGTCTGTCATTCGCCAAACTGCTATATCTTTGACTGTTGGAATTATAGGTAGTTTTGCCCTTTTCTCTTTAGTTGCTAAAATTGGCCAACGTGTTGGTTCTAAAGCTGCTTCTAAAGCCCTTGTCGCTCGTCAGAAAGCCAAGGCCGTTCCTCAATTTGGTCAGGGCTCTGTAGACATCGATGGGCATACCGTTTCGTATAGAATGCTCTCTCCCGTCACTATTGTTGATCGACGGTCAGGATTAGAGTCACGGGTTGTTCTAGACCCTAGACTTGAACCTATCATTGAGAAGACTCACAGGATTATTCGAAACAAAAATGATCCGTCTCATCCTTCTGAGTCTATGCTTGATGACATTGCTGAGCAACATCGCATGTGTGTTCAGCCAATTAAGCCTGCTGAGCCGCAAAAGTATGATGAAGCTGGACGCGCTAAACAAAGACGCACTGCTGGCAAGCCAAAACTTGGACGTTTGAAACAATCAACTTTCCAAGTGGAGGCTCAATCTGCTATTGATTCTAATTCTTATGAGATGGCACAATCTGTGGTCAAGAGCAATATGTATAGTATATTCCTTGAGGATGGTTCTCATTCTTCATATATCGGCAGTCTCACTTTTATTCGCTCTCGTTGGGCAATTTTTCCTGAGCATTTCTGGTATTACTTTAAAGAGCGTGCACTTCTTGGTGATTTTAATATCATTCTTGAATCTGTATGTAGTAACCGAGTTCTTGAATTTACTGTTGAACAGTTTCTTACCAAAGTTATCTCTCTTAATAGACATCAACATATTGATGTTTCTGCTGTTTATCTTACTGATGCACCAGAGCACAAAAATATACTTGATAAATTTGTCTATGAGTCTGATCTTTCTAAGGAGATTTATGAAATAGGTCTCTACGTACCCACTTCTTTTGGTATGATGGCCTCTTTTTCTTCCTGCGATCTTCGCGGCCCTTTAAAGGTCGAGGAGAATGGAACTTCTTGGACCCTACCACGCACTTTAAATTATTCAATACCCACCATGAAGGGTGATTGCGGAAGCTTGGTCTTCCTCAATGAACCTTCTTTGCGTGGGAAAATTGTTGGTCTTCATGCTGCTGGTATTGTTGGTGGAGTTGGTGGGATGGCTACTATCGTCACTAGAGACGATTTTGATATCCTAGAATTCAATAGGATTGAGCCACAAGGTGCTCATGAATTGCCATTGATTGGTGATTTTGAGTACATTGGGAGAGCTACTCCCGCTGGCCGGGCTTTAAATACCCAAATTGTTGCTTCTAAGCTTCACTCTTCTTGGGGGCCAGCTAAAAAAGCCCCTGCTCGCTTAAAATATTACAGCGTTGGTAACGATCTGGTTGATCCACAAGTTACCGCGCTCATGAAGTATGGGCGTCACTTACCTGACATCCCAGAGCGATTGCTTACAATAAGCTGCCAATACCTTGCCCATCTTTCTCATGGAAAATTTAGGGACATGCATAAGTCCCCTCGAGTTTTTTCTGTTGAGCAGGCTACTCTTGGTATTCCTGGTGTTCGTTATTGTGAGTCGATCCCCCGGTCTACTTCCATGGGATATCCTTATGTGCTAAGGAATCCGCCCGATTGCAAGGGAAAGCAAGCACTTTTTGGTAAGGGTCAAGACTATGACCTTACCACTCCTGACTACCAACTTTTGAAATTAAAGATCAAAAGCGATATCGCAATGCTTGAACAAGGTATCGCTCCTTCCTATATTTTCATGGACATCCTTAAAGATGAGCTACGATTATTGGCAAAAGTGTTAGCAGGTTCTACCCGTGCAGTTTCAGCTGCCCCTGTCGATCAAACTATCGTTGGTAGGATGTATTTCATGGACTTTATCCGTGACCAAATGTTAAATCGCATCCTCAACGGTTCGGCAGTGGGCATCAATGTTCATTCTATTGAATGGTGCTGGCTGTACGACCGACTTACAGTTCATCCTAATGTCATTGCGTTTGACATTAGTGGTAAAGATGGGAGTGTTAATAAACAATCCTTCTATGCTATTAATGACCATATTGTTCAACCCTACTATGGTCAAGAAGATGTTCTTGCTCGTCGCACCCTTATTAAGACTATGGCTGAATCTATCCATATTTTCCGAGACTTCCTCTACAAATGGAATGGCAAAACGCCCTCCGGAGGTTGGTTCACTACCACTATAAATACCTCGGACACACTTCTGATGTATATTATGGCTTGGATCTTATTGCACCCTGATGGCGAACTTGGCTTACGTGATTTTGAGAATCACGTGAAAGTCGTAGCCTATGGTGATGATAGTGTGGCTTGTGTGTCTGATTGGGCGATTGTTTGGTACAATCAAAATACCATTCCCAAGGTCTTGGAAACCCTGGGTCAAAAATGGACTATTGAGAATAAGACCGACGGTGATGTTTCTGATTTTCGTAAAATATCAGACATCACATTTCTCAAAAGGAGATTCTATAATCATCCTCTTATCCATCGTATGGTCGCACCTCTTGATCTTGAGACTGTGCTAGAAATCCCCTATTGGACTAAGAAGGGTTTCCTTCGTGATACTATTGAAAGAGACAACGTTGAAGTCGCTCTCTCTGAATTATCTTATCACCCTAAGGAGGTCTTCGATGAATGGGCCCCAAAAATACTTTCATCCGCGCGTTCCAAATTGAACTTTGTCCCTTCAGTTGTTGATCAAGCATCTCTCGCGCGAGAACTTACAAATAAGGATGATTATTATTGACAATTAGCCGTCCATGTGATCTTGTACTTTTCCAAATGTCCTAAAGGATCTGTATATTGCTATGGAATACGGCTTTGCTGTACCCTATTTAGGGTGAGATGCAGCGGTGGCGTCCCCACCAAAATCTCTGGACACCATCCCCCTGCGTTGAGCTTCGCGTGGGATGTACATTGGCTCGCTGAAAATAAATCTTCTGATGTTGTTGAGCAGCAACCTATAACTGCTATTCACGATGATGTAATGCCCGAAGTTACACCACTCATAAGTGCGATTCCATTCCACAAAGCACTATTGAGCAATGTATCTGATGGTTCAGATCATGATCTCAAATCTTTTCTTCAAAGACCCGTTGTAGTTTATTCTTCTTCGTGGTCTACTTCTCAAAGTGCTGGCACTTTAATTACTGCCCTCACTTCTCCTCAAACTCTTCTTCAGACCATTCCTATGGTCTCCCAAAAGGTTTCTGGTTTTCTTGGCTTGCGTGCAAAAATTGTTTGTCGGCTGCAAGTCAATGCCACCAGATTCCAGCAAGGGAGATTATTGTTGATGTTCTTTCCCCAATCTGACGTTATGTCTGCCAAATATGCTCAATGTCTCGATAGCCCCATGAATTTCACACAATTACCACGTGTTGATTTTGATGCAGCGTCTGATACTGAGGTCATTTTGGAGATCCCTTACATTTCCCCTTACCTGGCATACAATACTGTAGCAGGCTTTGGTGATATGGGAACCTTCAATCTTTTGGTGTATTCCCCTTTGACTGTTGCTACTTCTGAAACCACGGCTGAAATTACTATGTGGATGCATATGGAAGATATTGAGTTATTCTTCCCCACTGTTCCAAATCCCACATATGTTCCACAAGCTGGTGGTCGTATGCGTCGAAAGGTAAAATTTGGACATGATGTTGAGGAAGAGGAGTCTCAAATTTCTACTGGTCCCATTTCTTCTACTTTAGGGACCATCTCTAAGATTGCCAATGCTTTTGGTGATGTTCCTGCGATATCTTCCGTCGCACGGCCCGCCGCCTGGGCTACAAACTTAATGGCTAAGACTGCTAGTGCTTTCGGATTTTCTAGCCCTCTTAACCAAGACAAAGCTATTATTGTTGCCCAAAAGCAACTTGTAGGATCTACTAATTGTGATTATCCAGATAATAGCCATGCTCTTGGTATTAGCGCCTCCAACCATGTTGAACATCTTCCTGGTTTTGCTGGTGTTGATAAAGATGAAATGTCTTTTGCACATATTCTTGCCATTCCTACTTGGTACGAAACCATTGCATGGGCTGATTCTGTTCAGCCTCTCAATTCTTTGTTTAATATTAGCGTTGGACCCCGTGTCTTTCGCACTTCATTTGCATATGGCCCAGATACTTGCTCCTATAATACCCCAGTTGGGTATGTTTCTAATTGGTTCAAGTTTTACCGTGGATCTATTACTTTTCATTTCAAGTTTGTAAAGACCGAGTTTCACTCAGGCCGTTTACAATTTTCATTTTTACCTGGCTATTCTGGCTCACCCCCAACCCTTACTGATGCTAATTCTGCTTTTATTCATAAGGAAATCGTTGATATTCGATATACTACTGAATTTAAGATAACGTGCCCTTGGGTTTCCACAACTCCCTGGTTGGATTGTGGCACCACTTATGGCAATTTATCAGTCAATGTAATTAACGAATTGCGTCATCCTGATACTGTTCCCTCAACGATCCAGTTGATCGTTGAAGTCTCTTGTGATTCTGATTTTGAATTTTCTGTACCATACAATCCTACCCTTTACCCTTGGATTCATAACCCTGCTGTAGTTATACCTGCCATTCCTGCTGTTTCTGAACCTGTAGATACTCTTGCCCAATCTATGCCTGGTGCAATGCTCCAACCACAAGTTGAAGCTCAGATTGGTGATGACTCCACAGGCCATATTGAATCTTCTGCTGTACCTTTACCTAATTCTGCTCCTATTGGCACTTCTAATATTACTTCCGATTCGATGGCCTCCTCCCGTTTTACAATTGGGGAGAGTGTAATTAGCCTCCGTCAGCTGCTCAAACGTAGCACGCTCATTAATCTTACTAACCAAATTAATGCAGGCAACTTTATTCTTACTCAACCCTGGGCTCTATTAGCTGGTTATAATACTACCTCTGGGATTGTTTATGGGTATAATACTAACCTTTCTACTGGCACTACTTCAGGTGTTCAAGATTATCTCTCAGCTTTTGCACCCTGTTATCAATTGATGCGAGGTTCTATTCGTTTGAAAGTTTTGAATTATCTTCAACCAGTTGAGTCACTTAGGGCAGCGCTGCTTGTGCAAGATGATCCTTCCGACCCTTCTTCATATGCTCAATCTTCCGCTGACTTTGCTCAAAATCTCAACGTTGCAAATATGAGTGCCCGTTATGTCAACCCTTTATTCTTTTCCCCTCTTCCAGCTCCAGCTAATATTAATCCGGATTTGGAGGTTAATGTTCCTTTCTACTCTAAGTATCAGTCTATTTTTACTTTTTCCGATGCTGAGAGATTGAATCCAGCAAAAACAACTTATCTCAGTCCTACTGAGATACCTGCTAAGGTTCTTTACCAGTCTGCCAATTCTGGGGTTATTGATACTTGTGGTATTCTTCGTCGTGTTGGGGACGACTTTTCTTTGGGATTTTGGACTGGTGCATTAGCTCTTACTAATGGTACCAGAAATCCCCTTTTAACCACTTATTTGTGGTAAATAAAATTTGGGCACATTTAACTGTGCTTTCCTGTCAAGGTAACATATGACAGAAGATGCCTCACGCGGCATTATAACGCGTCTCATACGTCTATTGATCGTTAATTTTTCGTTCAGTTTTTAGACCAGTAAACCACTATCGTGTATCCAACTGATCAGACTTTTGTCTGTGGGACGCGGTGGGACCGGAGAGTATTCCGGTAGCTCTTTCAATCTCCCCATGTTACTATACTTTTGGTCTTCTGGACCAATGTTGGCCTACCATATAGGATGGCCGGCATCTGTTATTTTTAGGTGCTCTTGGAGTCCGTCTAATAAATTCCGGATCGAGCGCGGCCTCAGCCCAATAAGCTGGGGTCTCGAATTTTTATGCAAAA